TTGCTCTCTGCCTCTATAGTGAATTTTTCTGCTTTCTCTATTAAAGGTGAGTTCGTGCTGCAATGGATATCAGATAACTGGTTAGCATTATATGGGGCTATAGCTGCTTCCGCAGCACTTGCTATTAATTTATCAAGGTTAAGAAAAGGTGAAGTAAAGCTTGAAGTCGCTATCTGTCCTCATGAAAATCAACAAGAAAACATTAAATTAATTTCTCAGAACCAAACTAAGAAAGTATACGAACGCATCAATCTGGCACCGCTTTATACATTAAACGTCTGCAATACCGGCCGTGTCGATGCTGTTATTAAAGATGCCAGACTGGTTTGTAAATCTGGTATAGATAGAAAAGCTCTGGTGCCTAAAAAAATTGGTGACGGGACTATCCTGAGCGAAATTTCTGAAATTAAAATTTTCCCTAGAGCGTCTTTTAATTTTAACATCTACTTACGACATGGCGAGGAACCCTTTGAGGCCGCGAAAGCTGTTATATTAGACAGCACTGGAAAAGAGTGGTGTAAGATTAACAGTAGTAAAAACAGCAGGTTATTTAAAGCGGTTAATAGAATGGACTGGAGATTTCTATAGGGCAGCCTGCCTGCGAAAGACTCCTTTATTTGTCAACTCTGGAGAACAACGGCGAGTTAATTACAACTACCGGAAAACAGCGTAATATTCTTCTTCGCACGGATAATAAATGACGTGAACACCATCAGAATCTGTTCTTAGCCACTTGAGTGAAATCTTGTCAATAAGCCACTGTGAACTATGCTTGAGTCAGATGAGTGATTAAAGCAGAGACTGAAGAAAATTCGTCTCAATTGATTATTCATAAATACATAAACAGATGAGCTCAGTATCGGCTTAGCTAAAATGAACAGGGTGTTTATGACTCGGTATTGAGACATCAATGCGGCAGCAAACAAAGTGGTGGTTACATGCCTATACAGTGGCTTAAGTCCTTATCGGGCGGATTTACTTTGATCGAGTTATTGATTGTAATAGCCATTATCGGCCTGCTGGCCTCTATCGCCTTACCTGCCTACAATAACTACGTTAAACGGGCACAATTGACTGAAACTGCGGTGCAGCTTGGTCATTGGGGGCGGGAATTTAACCGCTGGCAGCAGATTAACGGCAGCTACCCCAATGACAGCCATATCGTCCTGCCCCCCGATGCCCCCGGATTGGGTATAGATAATACGGCATGGCAGGCGGATACTGCGCTGGGCGGCAACTGGAACTGGGAAGGACCGGACAACTATCCCTATGCAGGCATTGCCATTCTTGGTGCTACCAAACCGGTGGAAGATATCCAGCAGCTGGACAGTATTTTAGATGACGGAGATCTGAGCACTGGAAAATTCCGCAAAACGCCTAACGGGCGCTATACCTATATTCTGGACGAGTAACTGCCGGCGGGAGGGGAGTCGAACCCTGTCCTGCCTAGTAAAAACAACGGGTTATGAGCGTTTTCAATGAGTTAGATGCGATGTGCTGTGTTGTAATGTGCTGTTCTGCGGGCAATGTGGACACAATATGGTCATTTGCCCACTGTCGATAACGGGTTTAATTTGATTGCATCTTCTAAATGCGCGGGAGAAAAATGGGCGTATTTCATGGTGTCGGTGATACTAGCATGGCCTAAGATCTGCTGTAATACCAGTATATTGCCGCCGTTCATCATAAAGTGGCTGGAAAATGTATGCCTCAATACATGAGTTGACTGCCCCTTAGGCAGTACAATGCCCGCCCGGTCAACAGCCATTTTGAATGATTTAATGCAGTTGCTGAATAACCGTCCGCTGTTTTGCGGCAGCTCGTTATATAACTCTTCACTAATGGGAACTGCCCGGCGTTTATTACCTTTGGTGTGAATAAAGGTAACCCGGTAAGGTGATAGTTGTGAGCCGGTTAATGATTCTGCTTCACCCCATCGGCAGCCCGTCGAGATGCAGATTTTAGAGATAAGGTAAGCATCATAATTACGGCCTTGTTTTAACTCGTCAAAAACAACCTTAATCTCTTCTGGTTTTAAAAAGCCCATTTCCGGCTGTTTATATTTCAGCGCTCTGAGTTCAGACAATGGATTACCATGCTTCCATTCTCCCAGGCGTTTTAATTCATTAAACAGGGCGTTGAGGTAAGTCTGCTCATTGTTAACGGTTTTGATAGAAACCGTTTTAATACGAAGTTGACGGTATTTTGAAAAATCACTGGCAGTGATATTTCTGGCAATCGGATTCTGCATCAATAATGACATAGCCAGCAGTTTGTTTTTACGCTTTTTGCAGTCGTTCAGTGCCTGGCCGTGCAGGTTAAACCAAAGCTCAATTAATTCATCCAAGCGGCGATTATCAACTTTGTTTGGCTGCCATGCTTTTTTCTCTGCTTCATTTAACGTGTACTGCTCAAAGCGCTTGGCTTCCCCTTGTGTATCAAACAGCTTACGAACACGTACTCCGCCGATGCCGTTAGGGCGGAAATCAGCGAGATATTTACCGTTGGCTTGTTTTTTAATAGACATAAATGACACTCTTTTTTCTGTTTTATACAGGTGTTATACAGTGTTTTTTAAAAGTGGAAAAGTGCTTGATTGGAGGCTGTGCACATTTTGTAGGTTCAAAAACATCATGCAATTACCCTTATTTATATTGTGGTGTAATAGAGTGTAATGGTTTTGTGTTGTTGATTTATATAAGATGTTTTAATCGCGTGGCGGGGCTATCTTTTTACGTGCTGCTTGCATTAAAAGTGTCTATGTCCCTTTCAGAGCGTCTGTTTTGTCAGGAAGATGATAAAAGCGTCACAGTGAAGGTTATCAGGGGACTATTTGAATTTCCTTTATGGAATATAGTCTTAGATATGTTTTGAAAATGTGCATATCTTCTTAATGATACATTTGTCGATTGCGTCACTGTGACGTATATAAAGCTGTTAGTTTCTGAATCGGAGTTTCAGTGAAGAAAGAAGAAGGTATCTCAAAGTACAAGCTAAATAAAATCGCAGCGGAGTCTTTGAGAAATACTATCCGTCTTCATTTTGACTCGGTGTTGCTCTATGAAAACGGCTCTTACCCAAGTGCTCTTCAGCTTTCAGTCTTGGCTTTGGAAGAGTTCTCAAAGGCCAACTGGGTAGACCACTATATTTGGTCATCGGAAACCAATGACGGCTATCCTGACGCAGAGTCCGAACAAGGATGGCTAAAGCTTCTGTACCTACATCCAAAAAAACAGTGGAATTTTGTGGCAAGAGAAACAGATGATTACTCGCCAAAGTTTATTTCTCTGATCCAGAGTCGGAAGCTTGAAGAGAAAAAGCAAAATGCTATCTATGTTGGCTTGTCTCGCTCAAAAGGTAAAATTGATACAGATAGCCGGATTTCTACTCCGTGGAAGATCAAACAAAAAGATGCAAGGCAGTTTATTTCAATTATTAATGATGAGCTGCTTAGAATATGTTCAAGAATTGAAGAAGATGAGTTTTACTTCGAGGGTGGCACAGGCATGGATGAGGTGTTCGATTATGATATTTATAAAAAGCTTTTAAAATGGCCCCACAAGAGTGGAATAAAGAATAACGGTTGGAGAAAGAAGAATCGCCAACGAAACTAACAAGCGCATGTTGTCGGACTGGTTTTCCGCTGCGCTTCAAACCAGCCACAAATGCGGGCGTTATAAGCCCGTTCATTTATATACTTGAGAGTCCAATGATTAGTACTTCAGAAAAAATTAGATTGCTTAAAAAACTACTAGATAAAGCGGATCTTGTGACTATTGAAAATAGTAGTGACCCAGAGTTTAAAAGTTGGAAAAACCTAGTTGAAAGAACCTTTGTAAAAGTCTTTGGTGAAAGCTCAACTGAATATAAACATTTCTCTGAGTTACGTTTCTTCTTTCAAGCATTAATGTGGACTACAGATAGTGACTTTACCGCCGATCATTTAAGAGTTTTTAGACAAGATTTTGGCATTTTGAAATCTTCAATTACACAGTATATTGAAGAATTCGAAGAGCAGGAACAACACGAAACTCCTGTCATTAAAAAGCAATCAAAACTTAAAACAAAGGCATCAAAAGTATTTATTAGTCATGCATCAAAAGACTCCGCCATAGTTGAAGAGGTAATTGAATTACTTGAGTCGATTGGCTTAGAGTCTCACCAAATATTTTGTACTTCGTTTGACGGATATGGGATCGGACTAGGTGAAAATTTCCTAGATAAAATTAAAGATGAATTGTCTTCGGATACTATAGTGCTCTTTATATTATCCAATAACTTTTATTCTAGCCCTGTGTGTTTATGCGAAATGGGGGCTACTTGGGTTCTAGCGAAAGAGCACATTCCAATTGTGATTCCTCCATTAGATTATTCTGATATTTCAGGAGTTATTCCTTTGACACAAGGAATGAAAATTAATGAACCGTTGAAACTAAACTTATTGAAAGAAAAAATAGAAAATGAGTTTAATTTGAATAATTCGGGTTCTCTTTCCACTTGGGAGCGTAAAAGAGATCGAGTTCTTTTAAGAATTTCTAAATTAATAGCTGTGGAAAGTTAAAAACGCTTATAACAAGGCATTTAAACGGAACTAAAACAGTGGGTTACGTTTCGCTTCGCTCCACATTTTAACCCACTATTTTAGTCCGCTTAATGTGGCGTTTATGCACCTAAAGGAATGTTGATGCAAGAATTTATAGACTTAATCAAACCATACATTGAAATTTTATATTTAATTAGTGCGCCAGTATTAGCTTTCTTTGCCTACAAAGCATTGGAACAAATTAAGGTGGCGAAAAATGGTACCAAAGTACAAAGTCAGAGAGAGTCGATAAAATTGGCCGCAGAGAGATGTGAGTTTTTTCATAAAGAGGTTGAGCCAGAAATAACAAAGTTTTTTAATTGCCTAAAAGAAAAAGATATTGATTTTCTAGATAAATGCGAAGTGATTTTTGAAAAGAATCGAATGAAATTCAAACCACACAAGGACAAAGAGGCGCTAAAAAAGTTAGTTAATGAATTAGATAGTTTCATTGATCTATTTAACAAGTTGGAACTTTTTTCAATGTATTTCACTGGAAAAATTGCCAATGAGGAATTCGCTTACCATGCATTGGGTAAATCTTATTGTCGGTTGGTTGAGAAATTGATTCCAGTCCTGATGATGAAAATGTTTAAAGATGAGTGTAAGCATATAATGTCACTATTTTTTATTTGGCATCCTCGGTTAGAAAAAGTATTAGATGAAAAAAGAAAGCAAGAAATTATGGAAGAATTATCAGAACTAAATGAAAAAGATATCCCTGATAGAAAAGTTAAGCCGATCGGTGCATAACAAGGCACTTAAACGCAAACGATGGGGCCAGGTCTTGCGTTTTGCCTTTTAGATAAAAATAAAAAGGCTGGATATCCATAATTTTATTATTCTAATAGGTTGATTTTTAATATTTTAATAAATGGATGTCCCATCTTTTTATCTTTTTATCTTTTTATCTTTTTATCTTTTTTGTTCATTCAACGTGGTGAGATTATGGATAATATCAAAGCAAATTTACATGCCTGTAAACATTGCAATGAGACAGGAACTTGTACTTCTAATGAGAATGAAAGTAGTTGTGCTGCATGCATTAAATATCATGAACTTAAGAAAAGTAAAACTTACACTGGTTTAGCTTGTGGTACGTGTGGTGGACTTGGTAAATCGGAGCCAATGACTGAAAGACTAAATAAAAGGGTTAAGCCGTTATTAGCATTGAGTATTGTCTTGTGTTTAATGATTTGTACAACAGTATTAGCGTTTACAAAGAATCCTCATTTTTCAACGTTCTTAGCTTTTTCAGCGACGTTAATTGGGAGCGTAACAACGTTCTATTTTAGCAACGCGAATAAAAATACATAAAAATACTAGGGCCAGGTCTTGCGTTTTGTTTTTTAGAGCAAAAGACAAGACCTGTCCCTCGGATTCTCAAATCGTCAGTGAGCAGAGCGTTAAGTTACAAAATGGAAGTGAAATGATCGCAATTATAAAAAACACGATACAAAGTAGTGAATCTTTTTCAGGGAAAGCGTTTGATCTATTCATACAAATTATGATCATATTATCACTGATTAGTTTTTCCATTGAGACGTTGCCATCAATTACAGATGAAACAAGAAGCTTCTTGTATAACTTCGAAATCATTAGCGTAAGTATCTTTACTGTAGAGTATATTGCTCGGGTTATTTGCGCAGAAGAAAAAATGAAATTTGTATTTTCATTTTTTGGTATCGTTGATTTGTTAGCTATTTTGCCATTCTATTTAGCCACCGGTCTGGATTTGCGATCTCTTCGGTCATTTCGATTATTGAGGTTAGTGAGAATATTAAAACTAGCGAGGTATAGCGCAGCGGTAAGGCGATTGCACAGAGCATTTATCATAGCTAAAGAAGAATTAGCTTTATTTTTGTTTGCAGCTTTAATTGTTCTCTATCTTGCTGGAGTAGGAATATATTACTTTGAGTATCCTGCTCAGCCAGATGCATTCTGCTCAATTTTCCATAGTTTATGGTGGGCCGTAGCTACACTAACCACTGTCGGCTATGGTGATATTTACCCAATAACGGTTGGAGGTAAAATATTTACATTTTTAATATTAATTATTGGGTTGGGTGTTGTTTCAATTCCTGCCGGAATGATTGCATCAGCATTATCAAAAGCAAGAGAAATGGACAATTAAAGAACGGCGGGGTCTTGTGTTTTGACTTTTATAGCAAAAGGCAAGACTTGACCCTCGATTTTCCTTATTTTTAAATAGAATCAAGGAGAAGCTTATGTCAGTAATAGGCGAGAATATTATTAAAAATCATACGATTAATGAGAAAACAGGAGCACTTAAAGTAGAGTTCTTTTATAAAGGAAAGCTTTGCCCATCGAAAGAAATTAAAGGCCCAATAATTAATCAGTACATTGGTTATTATTTGATTCTCCAAGATTTAAAAGATGTATTGACTTGGTTAAAAAAAATTGACGATTTCCATCCTAAAGAAGGTGTAAAAGAAACCGAAAATAATAAAGAATTTGATACATTTAAATACGTACTTTCCCCCGAAAACTGGAAGAACGATGGTATGTTAGTTAAAGCCTTGTATTATTCATGCCTTGTTGTATACGGAAAGTGTTTCACTCAGGCAAAAGGCCGAAAAGTGAAATTAGAAAGGAAAAATATTGAAAAGAGACTTCAAAAGCAGCATGACTTAATAATGGAGTATAGGAATACCATTGTAGCTCACTCTGGTGAAGGAGAGTGGGAGAACGGGAAACTTTATGTTTTGCCTACGCCAAAGGAACTTTTGAAAAATGAGGGGATGAATATTCATATCGAGCCAATAGTGAATAGGCTTGATTATGAAGATGACCGAAATAGTGATGAGTCATTTCAATTTCTTGTTGAGCATTTAATTGATAGCGTTGAGAAGAAAAAGAAAAGTCTATTTGAGGTGATACTGAAGGATATTATAATTCCAAAGGGAACTGAATATTGGTATTCATAGTGACGTCAGGATCAAGTCTTACATTTTACTTTTTAGATACAGAGAAGCCCGTTAACGGGCTTTTTGTTTTCTGCAATAAAATACTTACATTCTTTGCCCTGACCAGACTACTTCCCCGATGATTTCAAAATCTTCGGTGGCTAGTTCGTCGCGGGTGAGTTCCCACTCTTTGTAGGTGGTGTTGTCGCTGACGACGGTTAGACCTGCTTTTGAAAACTGCAGGCGTTTTACCATTAACCGGCTGTCAAATCTAAATACGTAAATTCCATCACCTGAGAACTCTTGAATTCTATTTACCATGATAAGAGCATGGTTTTTCAGGGTAGGGGCCATACTGTCGCCTTTTACCGGCATCATGAATGCATCTTTTGCATTTACGCCAAGTACATCATCAAAAAATTTACGACTAAAGGTTATGTAGTCGTTTTGATCCTCTCGCATGACCAGCGCACCATGCCCCGCACTGACTTCTACATCGTAAAAATCTAATGCAATAAAGTCATTGCCTGGCGTATTACCATGCTCCGCTATTTGCTGTGCTTTCAAGTAAACAGCATCAGGGATGTTCCCTCTATTTTTCCAGTTTTGAACTGTTCCTCGTGCTATTCCGAGTGCTTTTGCTAAGTCAACTGTTGTAGCAGTTTTGGTAAGTGCCTTCAGCTCTTTGATTTGCTGTTCAATTTGATCTCTTGTATCGCTCATTTGTTACCCGCATCACGCAATAGAAATTATAAGTGCAGAAAAATGCAAATGACTGCTTGATAATGGAGTCATTGTGATCAACAATGAAGTCATTGGGAGTCATTGAGTGCATATGATTGCATTTGGTTGCATTTGGTTGCATTTTGGTGCATTCATTAACATTTATACAGGGCTGAGTTATGAATACAAGTATGAAACAAGCAGAGATTGCTGAAATTGAGAGGGAACTCATTGAGCGTTTTGGGGCTTCTGAGATTCCACTTAAAGAAATATCAAAAGAGGTATTGAATATGATACCTCGTGTTGCGGCTGCAAAGGCCGCGAAAAGAGAGCTCCCTTTTCCAGCACACCGGCTGCGAAACCGCCTTCCTTGGATGGTCACGCTGAAAGATGTTGCTATCGCTATCTTTAATGCTCGTCAGCAAGCTAAAGAAGATTGGCAGTCAGCACAAACTCATTAGTGTCAGCCAGTGATCTGTGCTGATAACCGTTCCCTTTTTAATAAGGACTAATTATGAACATGATCGTCTCATTCGACACCCCGATGCTGAGCCTTAGCGAATATGCTCGGCGCACGGGAATTACTGTTGATTCTGTTCGCAATCAAATTCTTCAAGGGCAGCTGCCTGTTATTCAGCATGAAACACGCGGCACTCGTTATATCAACATGGTGAAGTTGACGGAGTTTTGTATGGAAGCCGATGCTGATAAACCGCATAACAACTGCTCTTTCAATCGAGGTTAAGTATCTATGAGCGAACCAACAAATGAAATGTTCACTTTCCGTGAGTCTGTACAGCAGGCCATCAATAACGCCTGCTTTGCATTTTCAGATAAGGAAAACATGCAGGAAATAGCCCGTAACACCGGGATTAACTCCACGCTGTTACGTAACAAACTAAACCCGGCTCAACAGCACCGCTTAGCACTTGATGATTTAGTGCTGATCACTAAAGACAGCGGCAACTATGCGATTTTGAACAGCGTACTGCTTTCACTGGATATGGTGGCGGTAAATGTCAGCCGAGAGGGGGAGCAGGAAACATTAGTAAAACGCGCTTTAACAAACAGCATGAATGCCGGTGATCTGTCCCGCCTTGCATTAGAGAACGGCGGCGAAACCCGCTTACCGCGAAGAAAACGAAATGAACTGCTGGCAAGCGCACAGCAAAGCGTCAGTAATTTAGTGTTGCTGATGAATGACCTTGAAAACAAAACCAGTGGAGTAGCGCCGTTTTTATCCATGGCAACAGACTTTGTTATTACCAATGGTGCACCGGGATTAGTTTAGGGAGTAAATAAGAAAGTGAGAAGAGTGTGATAACCAGAGCTGGAACTCTGATTATCACGTACATAACGTTATCTGGAGATTCAATTATGTCCAACGAATATAGCACAGCTTTAAAAATGGGTGCAACAGCCCCGTTTATTTTAATCATGGCATTGAGCCGTTTTGAACGCCGCGCCTTTATTGAGGCGGTATCACCTGATTTATCACCGGCACAGAAACATCCGTTACTGAAAGGAGTTTAGTTATGCGAGTAGAAAATAATAATTCAACAACAAACCACCGTGCCATGCTACTGGGTATGGATTCAGCTTTTGCTAAAGCTGTGCCGACAGTGAACACGCACAGTGAAAGCGAGGATGCGGTTTACAGTATGGTGAACTCCATTATGACGCTGGCGATGTTGAATGCAGAGGTACTGCATATCCAGACCTCATATTCACCGCATGTAAAAAAGCTCAATGTGCGTGTGCAGCCTGCCGATTCTGACTATAAAAATCCGAATGTGGTTTTTACTGAGGAGATTTATTTAGATAAACCAACGTCGCTTGAGCAGTTAAAAATATTGGAAGATCTGTTAATTGAACTGGTTGCGGATGCTAAAGATTTAGCAATGGGGGCGGTATGAGATTTGAAAATGTCGCATCGCCGGAAGTGGCAGGCCAGCACCTTACGCAGATCCACGCAATGATGGGCTCACAGAGCACCGTTAATTATGGTGAAAACATGTGGAACTCATTAACCGCAAAAGAGCGGGTCATGTTCTGTAAAGAAGCCGGATTCCACAGCCGGCTTGCTGATAAGCCGTTGTCAGATATGAAGCCAGATACCCGTAAGGCAATTTTTAATACCATCAAACGCATTCAGCGCGCCGCTGGTTTGTTCAGCAAACTGTCATTCAGTGATTTTGGGTAGGTTTCTGTGGCTAAGAAACAGCTTAAAAAACTGGTGTTAAAAGCTCGCCCTGGTGCTTGGGATGATTTACCTGAGCATGAAAAAGCCTATATCTGCAGACAGGGCGATCTACCTAAACATGTGGCGCAGTTACGCGTGAGTGAAATGAGTGTGCCGGTACTGGATAAACTCTATTTCGCTGTGATCTATTTGGCTGACTGTGATGTGAATATTCTCGATGCATTCACAGGCGGTCGCCTTGTATAAACTTGCCTTTCAAGAACTCCCCGAAAAAACATTAGAAAATGCCCACTGTGGAACCCAGAGCCAGTGGAGCATTTGTGAAAAGCATGCCGTTGAAAAACTCAATGCCTGTCTGCCTGTTGAGTTAGCCGCTTCTGTTTATAAGCAGTATGTTCAGAAATGGGATTACCACATGAGCAAAAGCGGTACTGCACGCAGTGCCAACATTTGGTTTCGCAAGGTGGTTGAAACAGTTGAACGTTCAGTTAAAAGCTTTCCTGTTGATCTGCGCTTGTTAGCCAGTGAAACCGGGCGGGAAATGCAGGCGGTGTTTCATGCTGAAGCCTGCCTGCAGACCATGGTTGATATGAAAGGCTCTGGTCTTTCCCACAAAATACGTGTAGAAGCGACTCAGGCGATTGCTGATGAATGGGGTTTTGTCGTGCATTTGCCTGGCCTGCATTTAGAGCAGGAAGTTAATGAAAGTGATGAGGAGTTTGAACTTAGGAAAGTAGAGGTAAAAGCTGAATATCATGTCAGGCGGTTAATTGATGTTAAGTGGTGGAAAAAGAAGATAGAGAATGCATACAGACAGTTTTGCGAACATTGCCAGATAGTACGTGGTTATGTTCGCAAAGGTGTTTCTAACTATGTTAGCCAGCAGGCATTGCGAGATGCGCATGCACGACACGTCGCCAATATGGATATGCTTGAAAGCATGCTTATCCGCAATGATGTGACGGGCGAAGAGCATGAAATGCTTGATATATATAAAGGCTCAATTTCTAACCCCGAACTGCGCCGTCATGATTTAATGGTAAGAATGCGCGGCTTTGAAAACTGGGCGCAGCAGAATAATTTAATCGGCGGGTTTTTTACTATTACCGCCCCCTCGCAATATCACCCCTGCAGAACCAAAGCCAATGGCAAGGTTTCTGACAATCCCAAATACAAAGGCGCCTCACCTAGAGAAACACAAGACTACTTAAATTCAGTCTGGAAACGGGTCCGTACTAAGCTGGGTAATCACGGTATTCAATTAGCCGGCTTTCGAGTGTGTGAACCCCACCATGATGCAGCACCACACTGGCATGCACTTTTCTTCTTTAAACCGGAACAAGAGCAGTTTATCCGCTTTGTTATTTCTGATTATTTCACCCAGGCCGACCGTGAAGAGCTGAATGCAAATAATGATGAGTTTGATGCATGGAATAAGCTGGTTGTAAGAAAAGCATCTAAGGAATATTGGTTTCCAGAGCTAAGTGAATTTGATGAGAAGCTGCTCATTACTCCTCTGACTGAGCGCATAGAGAAACGTGTGAAATATGTGCGTATTGATGAAAAGTTTGGCAGTGCCACTGCTTATATCGCCAAATATATCGCTAAAAATGTGGATGGTTATCAGGTGGAGAATAATGAAGATGGCGAGCCCGCGAACAAGCTGGCCTTTGCTGCCTGTGCGTGGTCAAAGCTGCATCGTATTCGTCAGTTTCAACAGATAGGTGGTCCTCCTGTTACTGTTTACCGTGAATCAAGGCGCCTAGAGCAGGATCCTGTTGTGAAAGCTGCTAAGGAGCAAGCGAAAGAAGCTGGTGAAAAATACACTCCTGAGATTAAAGATTTTTTCACCTTAAAGCGCGAAAAAGATCCGGTAGAGCTGGTGCGCTTTGCTGCCGATGCCGGCAACTGGAGCATGTTTATTGATGCGATGGGCGGACTGCATTGTAAGCGCAGTGACAGGCCTGTGCAGATAGCTTACTGCCCGAAAGTTAATGATAACGGCGAGGCTGTTAAGGTTTTAAAAGGTCTTTCTTGCCGTTCATTAACGATGATTACACATGACGGTAATTGGTCGATAGTGAAGAAAGGGAGTGCGGCACCTCTTGAGAAAAACGACAGTTTTTCCCTTGGAGTTCTGTCAATAACTGTACGCGAACGTCTCGCGGACCCAGATATATTAGGGTTGTGGTCGGAATTTAAACAGAAAGGTGAGCCTGTTTCGGTACCTGATTTTGAACGTTTTTTACTGGGTTCAACCCTGGTTATTGAAACAACCGTTAAGGGGGACATAAAGCGGCAGAGAAAAGCCAAATTGAAGCAGTCATATTTAGATAGAGGCAGTTATTCTGTCGATATTTGGGAAGATGTACGTGATATGTCGTGTTTGTATATTGAGAATTTGATCAATACACCTGCTAATGCACGGAAATTAAAAAGTAATGAATTAGCCCCTGTGCACAGTCGTAAATCAAGGAAAGACCGTATTTATGACATGGTAAAACTAGATGAAGCCTTAGCTGAACGCGGGGATAAGTTGAAACTGTGCTACCGGGATTCAGGCTGGCGTACCAGTTACAGTGCACTGCATAACTATGGCAGTGATTTTAATTGTGCTCCATCAGCAGATTACGAAGCATTGTCTTCAATTGAGGTAAACACTGCCAGCCGTTTAGCCATGGTGAAAGCCTGGGCAGAAAAGCACGGTGTTGAGTTAATTGAAACTAAAGCAGAGGTGAAAGGGGATGAGCGTTGGTAACTAAGATTTAGCGTAATAATTACCCAATAGTGATTATAAAAAATACTAGGGTACGTATTTGAATTTTATTGTATATAGATGAGAACAACATCAAATAAATGTTTGTTTTACATTGTGAGATTGCATTTAAACATTTAATGTTCTCCTCCCAAAAAAGCTGTGTTGTATGCGATTGGTCAAATACATATAAATTATCGCCATGTTCTACTTTGAGCTGCTTCCCACTTTCGATATGGATAAAATTAATTAAGGATAGAAGAATGAAGAAATATTTAATGCTGTTTTTTGTACTGTTGAATCTAACAGCATGTGGAAGTGGTGGAGGAGGTGATAGCTCAGGAAGTGCGACAAGTGCTACAAGTACTACAAGTGGTTATTTAACGTTTACGCCAAGTACTATTACGGAAAATACATATATGGGTGATGCAAAATCCTTTTCTGTTACTGCAAAACTTAATAGTGAAGTTAAAGGATATGTTTATGCTTATGTTATTGACAAAGTCGGGGTAGTTAAGCCAGGTATGAGCCTGATTCAGGTTGGCCCTATGTCATATAAGGTGGATATGGATATATCACAGGACTTGGCTGCTGGAGTTTATACTGGGCGTTTCGAAGTTAAGCTGTGTCGCGATTCAGCCTGTAATTCACCAATTGAGAACTCAACCTCGTTTCTTGATTATAATATAGAAATTTTATCGACCACGAATTTAACTCCCCTTACTTCTTGGGCGAATGTAAATGATTGGGAAACATATCAAGGAAATGCAGCACATACAGGTTATGTACCGGTAACACTTGATGTAGATAAGTTTTCTTTGCGCTGGAGATGGAGTCGAGACGTGCATACTGTAATTAGCCCTACCGTAGTTGCTGATGGTATGGTCTATTTTTCGACTGAAAGTTCGGGTGAGTCTAGCGCTACACTGCATGCCTTGAAAGAAGAAAATGCTAGTGTGCAATGGCAGCATGACTTCGGGAGCATTGGTATATTAAATCCGCCGGCAGTATCTAATGGTAAAGTCTTTGTTGTTGCCGGCGACGCAACCGATTCCGTTGAGTTTCTGTGGGGGTTCGCTGCCGAGACAGGAACAGAACTATTTAACACTGAAACTGTATCTCACTCTTTATCGCAAAGTAATTATGCTCCAACGGTCGATAATGGTGTCGTCTATGCAAATGCTGGTTGGGATGGTTGGACTCGTGGGCTGAATAGCTTCAATGGAGCAAATGGAACTTCTATTTGGTCTACTGATTTGAGTACTAGCTATGAATGGACACCAGCTGTTGATGCCAATAATGCCTATGTTTACGAGGGCAACACTTTCAATGCCTTCAATGAAAAAACGAGTAATGCTGGGTTGGTGATAATCAATAAAAATACTGGTGCGATTGTTAATCGGATTACTGATTCATACTATCCTGCTGAGGAAATTAATCTATCTACTAAAGGATCACCTGTTATCGGTTCTGATAATACAGTTTTTGCTATTAATCAGCCTTCTAACTATAACCCAGCTTTTGGTTCTGATTTTGGTATTAATCAACTGGTAAGCTTTAATACGAAAGACTTGAATGTTAATTGGGCTGTATCTGGTGCTTTTAAAACAAATCCAGTACTTGCAAATAATGTTCTATATACGAGAAATAGTTTAACTTTTCAATTAGAAGCTCGCGATGAATTCAGCGGAGACATATTGTGGACTTGGACACCTCCAGAAATGGCTGAGCTAAGTAGTTTCTTCGGTAATATGATTGTAACAGACAACATTATATTTGTTAGCACAGAGAAACGGGTTTATGCAGTTGATATAAACACGCGCACAACAGTGTGGAGCTATGTAAAACCTGGAAAATTAGCTTTATCAAATAACGGGGTGCTATATATTAATACAAGTACTTCAGATAGATTTCAGTGGAGTAACGGAGGAATAGATGCGATAAATTTGAAATAATTTATTGATATCTAGAATAAAAAAGCCCACAGAATGTGGGTTTTTTTATGTCTGAAACTTAGCAAAATGGAGTAAATGGGTTCAATACTTCTCCTCAACTCTCTTAATTTAATTATTTTAAATAAATCCAGGTATGAATTCTCATCTGCTCTGCGTCACAATTTGGTCGAATAACAACCAGTAAAAATAACTCATTTATTTAATATTAACTACCATTTATCTATGACTATTTTGTGATGTTTGTGAGAAAAAATGATAACTGTGTATGAGTTTGATATAAATCCATTAACAAGTAATTATCTGTCATTGGAATTTAAACCTTTGGTACGAGCCGCTCAATTAACGTCGGATTTAGCAAACCTGGTTGGTGGGAGAGTTGTTAATCCGCACAACCAAGTTATTGCTAGTGTACTAAAAGATATTTCAGATTCTATTGAGCACAGTGGCTCATATTTTGAACATTTGGATTGTAATGAAAGTGAGATAAGAGCAATTTTTAAAGATTATGTAGATGCTGTTTATGATAGAAGTGTTAATAGGCTACTCTATGAACATTTAATTGAAGCGTTGGAAACCCACCGTGAATTGTTTGAATAATAAAAAATTGAGGTAAGGCGACTTTAAAATTATTTGTTGTACAACTGGCAATCTAAATAGATAAGTAGGTTCTTATGAGTAGATGGTATGACAGGTGGCCTCGGTTGGGGAAAAGATTGGATTCATTTAAAGAAATGGACCAGGAAATTAGGGAGCCTATTTTAATCGATATAATAGATTTGGTAGAGCAAGAACAACCAAGCCTTCTTACCACAGAAAAAGCTTTTGACTTTCGTTTCGACTCTTATCGTCTGCGTTGGTATGAGCACGATCCCTATTGTTGGTTTGTATTTAACGTCCTAGAATCAGCCACTCTCGCTACTTTAGAATTAGTAGAAAATTACCTCGAAAATAGATTCTCGTTTGCCGCGTAATAAATAATAAAAATAGTGGATATCCAATAGCTGTTAAAGCATAAGCCAATGATTATAACCTATTGGTTGTCCCAGTTTTTTTGTGATTTTGGATTTTTTTAAACCTTTATTGATCTGGGTTTCTAAAAATACTCACAACTATCATTGAACTACTTTTGTTCCTGCCTCGTTTCGCTTAGTATGCTCCTGCCGAACATTCGGTTATTTAACTTAATTGAAATATGAAATAATAATGTTAGGAATTAAATAACAATGCTGACTGATATCGACATTTCGAATCAAACACCACGAAAGAAGATCACCGATGTTGCCAATCAATTTGGCATTTTAGAGGATGAAATAACCGCATTTGGAGATGCGAAAGCTAAGGTAGAACTTAGCCTACTAGATCGTTTATCAGCCAAGCAGGACGGCAAACTCATTATTGTTACGGCGGTAACGCCAACTCCTTACGGGGAAGGAAAGACAGTCACCACTATAGGCTTGACCCAGGGGCTTGGACATATAGGCAAGAAAGCCTGTGCCTGTATTCGTCAACCTAGCATGGGTCCGGTATTCGGCGTTAAAGGCGGTGCAGCAGGCGGTGGTTACGCACAGGTCGTTCCGATGCAGGAGTTGAATCTGCATTTAACCGGAGATATCCATGCCGTCAGTAGTGCCCACAACCTCGCTTCGGCTGCGCTCGATGCAAGATTATTTCATGAAGACCGGTTAGGTGCTGATGAGTTCACTCGACAATCCGGGCAAGCAGCGCTTAATATCGACCCGCAACATATTCTTTGGCGCCGGGTCGTTGATCATAATGAACGCAGTTTAAGAAGTATCACCGTTGGTTTGGGGCCGGTTAATGGTCCTGTGCATGATTCTGGTTTTGATATTACTGCCGCTTCGGAGTTAATGGCTATTTTAGCATTAAGTCATGATCTGTCTGATATGCGCCAGCGAATTGGCCGTCTGGTATTAGCATTAGATTTTTCAGGTAAGCCGATCACAGCAACCGACCTTGGTGTTGCAGGGGCCATGACTGCCATTATGGCCGAGACAATTAAGCCTACACTAATGCAGACCGTATCAGGCCAGCCTTGTTTTATACATGCAGGACCCTTTGCGAATATTGCGCACGGAAATTCCTCTATTATTGCCGATAAAATTGCACTTAAACTAGCAGACTTTGTTGTTACTGAAGCAGGCTTTGGTTCTGACATGGGGTTTGAAAAGTTCTGTAACATCAAAGTGCGAGAATCAGGTCAAGCACCAAGTGCCGCAGTACTGGTCGTGACTCTTAAAGCCTTGAAGGCCAACAGCGGGATCAATTCAGATGCAGATATTAACGCTCCTGATATGGAGCGTTTGAAAGAAGGTTTCAGTAACCTTAAGTGGCATATTGATAATGTCACCAAATATGGTGTGCCTGTAGTTGTAGCTATTAACCATTTCCCAACCGATACTCAAGAAGAACTTGACTGGCTGCAGCAAGCGGTAATGAATACTGCCGCATTTGGCTGTGAGATCAGTGAAGCATTTACTCAAGGTGCAGCTGGCGCTGAGGCATTAGCAAGAACGGTAGAAGCTGCAACAGAGCAAGCGAGTCAATTCAAGTTTTTATATGATGCTGACGCAAGTATTGCGAGTAAGTTGATGACAATAGCGGAAGTCGGTTATGGTGCCCGCAATGTCAACATGTCAGCTAAAGCAAATGAGCAAATGGAGAAGCTTTCTGCCCTTGGATTTTCTAAGCTTCCGATATGTATAGCTAAAACACCAATGTCAATTAGTCACGATGCCAGCATTAAAGGTATTCCTACTGAATTTAAGCTGCCTATCACTGAGTTCAGGCTTAATGCCGGAGCCGGTTTTATTACTGCTTTAGTCGGTAAGGTCGTAACAATGCCAGGGCTGGGTATTGCTCCTAGTTACCTCAAGATTGACATAGATGACAACGGCCAAGTTACAGGGCTTGATTAGCCATCGAGCCGAGATGAGAACATCTAATACTTGTTAAGTCCAAAAGCCCACACCCGTGGGTTTTTTTATGCCTGTAACCTACCGAAATAAGAAGAAAATCATCCGCATGCTGTATATAATAACAACTGTTGGTTTGAACAGCTTTATTTTCCTTTCCTGCCCGCCATTCGGGGCTTAAATTAATTTTAAATCAACCGATTAAATCATGCTTAAGGGGCTATTTATCCTGAGCCGGTTACTATTAATTTCAAGTAAAAAGGAGTTCATATGCTTGTACGCTGCCCAGAATGTTTATCGAAAGCTCGGATTGCCGCCTCGGAGCAAATTACCAGTAATACCCGCTCATTATACTGCCAGTGTTTGAACCTGAACTGCAGTGCAACTTTCAATGCTTCTCTGTCTTTTGACAAAATTATCCGCTCCCCAAAACAAGGATCGGAAAAACCTGACTTTACGAAGCAACCCGAATTAGTGGCTAACGCAAATCAGATGGACTTAACCCTCGAAGAGCCCGCGCCATGCCTGCCTTAGGACGATCTCAATTAGATCTGTTTTGGATCTTATCTGCTTCGTTATTTTTCGTGTGCAATTTTAGTGCGGAGGGGGAGGTGTGCGAATTCTTTGGGATTTGCTCGCCCTGGTCAGCGCCGCTGAGTGAGGATGATGTACATGTGGGAGCGTAAAGTTAAGACCGCAAAATGGAACGGTGTTGCGTTTAATATTCAACAGACAACATTGGATAACGGCAAGCGTCTGCACGTTGCTGAGTTGCCCTATGCGGATGAACCTCAGATTAAAGTGATGGGCGCGAAGGCGAAGGCCGTCAGTCTGGAAGCTGTGTTTGTCGGCGGCGATTCTTTGATGGATGCGAACGCCTTTGTTGCTGAGCTTGAAGACAGTCCTATCGGTTCACTTGAGCATCCTTATCTGGGCGAGTTGTCACTGGTTTATCAGAGTTCTTCGCAGTCGTTTAGTACTAAGAAAGGACTGGTTACTTTATCGCTTAAGTTCTTAAAGCAGGGTAAGCATGTTGTCTTAACCAGTACGCACCTGGATGAGAAACCCGTCAGCCGGTTAAGTGCGGATGTCATGTCCGCATCAAGCGAGCAGTTTGTGCGTGATGTTGAACAGGCTTCACCTGCACAGATTACTTCTCTGCAGGATGACTTCACCAGTCTGCTGAATACGTTAAAGTCTATTGCGAACCGGGCTACTCAAGGCAGTATGAGGCTGGCGCGCCTACATCATCAGATTCAAGACGGTATCAATGCCGTGAACACCATCATTGATGTACCGGCAGCGTATGCTGCTCATCTTGATGCTGTTATCGACAGCTTAAAAAAGGTGTTGTTTGATGAGAGCAGTGCATCTGAAAACAACAGCTCCGATTCTGCTCAATCGTTGGGTCAAGCATCACCGAATAAGACCACGGTCAGTCAGTCGCTGGCGAATAAAACCGGCATGAGCATGACGCAGTCGGCCTGCACGCTGATGCATAAGTTGATTAAGCCGGGCAGTGTTTCAGCGCATTGCAATATTCAAATTACCGTTGCCATTGTCCTGCTGAGTGAAGAACTGGACCTGTTGGATAAAGAGGAGGTGTTGAGTTTTGATACCTTCACAGACAGTGCGGTTGAAAACGCTGTCGATAACAGCATTGATAAAGCAGCGGTCAGTATTAAAGTGATCAGCAAGTTAATTGACGATCGCCTGCAGGAGGTGACTCAGTCAGCCGATTATGAAAGCCTGCTTTTGGTTGAATCCCTCGATGCCTTGCGTGAATCGGTTATCAAGCAGAGCAATAAAATAAACACCTTACTGCAGTCGGTGAACAGAACTGAGGTTTTCAGCAAACGTCCTCTGCTGTGTATTGCGCAGTCAAAGCAGTGCCGTAGTACTGAGCTGTCTGCACTGAATGCTATCAAACATCCGCTGTTTGTCAGCGGGTTGTTGAGGGTGCCGAATGTCTGAACTAACCCTGTTTATAGACAGCAGGCAAGTGCCTTTTCAAAGTGCTTCGCTGTCTTTTTCACTGGAACGCCTAGCGCATACCTTCAGTGTGACGATTCCTTATATCGAGATTAACCAGCCTTTGCCCGTTGAGTTCAAACTCGACAACCAGGTTATATTCACCGGCAGAATAGACAGTGTCAGTGATGATGTATCGGGCAGTGAGGATAAAGTCAGTATCAGCGGGCGCTCAATTTCCGCGGATTTAATCGACAGCCGTATCAAAATTGATGCGATTTATAACCAGCGTCTGGACCAGCTCCTGGAGAGTATTGTCAGTGACTTCGGCCTGGGCGTTAAAAACAATCTGCCGTCGATGATGCCCTTGCCCCTGGTACCGGAATTTCAAATCAATGCAGAATCGCCGGTGGCTAACCTGGCACAAATCGCTAAGCAGCAGAATCTTATGCTGATTGAACAAAACGGGGTCCTGGTGATTGAACAACCAGGACAATTTACCGAGCGTAATATTAAGTTAGCCATGGGCGAGAATACCCTGAATATAAGTATCAAAAAGAGCTGGGCTGAGCAGTTTTTTCATTATGAAATTCAAGGCGCCTGGGATGGTGCTGAAGCAACAGTATTTAATAAAAGCATTACCCGCTGCCGACAAAAAGTGATTATCGCTGACAAACTTCAGGATGAAGCTTCCTGCCGAACACGGGCTTTGTATGAGCGCAATATGGCCATTGCTAAAGGTCTGCATGTATCGGCGACACTGCCGGGACTGTTTCCGGAGCTGACCGGCTTTGCTTTAAACAAACTTATCAGTGTGCAGAAGCGTCAGTTTAAAGAAAACCTGCTGATTAAAACGGTAAACATCAGCGTCAATGAGTCATCTGAAAAAACCAGTCTTGAACTGTTCAGACCCTTTGGAGCATAAGCCGTGTTTGAAACGATAATGAACCGTCTGAAAAACCTGTTTGGTACTGGTATTTCTACCCGTGTGGAGACCGGGATTGTTCAGCTGAGACTGGCAACGGGTATCACTAATGACCGTATTAAACGGGTGCATAACTACGGTTTTATGAGCCGGCCACTGCCCCAAAGCAAAGCTTATACCCTGTTTGTCGGCGGTGACACTTCGCGCGGTATCGCGGTCTGTATTGAAGACGAACGCCACCAAATGGAGCTTGCTCCCGGTGATGTAGCGATACTCGATGATAAGGGCAACTTAGTGCACTTTAAGGAATCGGGTATCAAGGTGGTGACTAAACAAACGCTGGATATTACGGCTGATAAAGACGTAAAGGTTAAGTGTGTTAACGCCGCTATTGATGCCGATAAAACCACAATTAACAGCGAAACCGAAATTAACGGTAATACGAAGATTAACGGCAATGCCACCATTACCGGTATTTGTGCGGTCGGCGGTTTAGCGAAAGTCGGCGGCGGGGCGGTACCAGCTAAAGGTGGGTTGGAAATGACCGGCGGTGATGTGGTGGTTGACGGTATCAGCACCACGCTGCACACACATAAAGAAAACGGCACGGGCGGCGGTATAACCGGCGGCCCTCAATAATAAGGATTTCCATGAGTCACTTTGAACTAGATGCATTTACCGAGCAGGTAAACAGCCCGAACGGCTTGGAGCATGCAGTGCTGCAGAGCTTATTGAACTGGTCACAGGCACAAAAAAACGACCCGTTAGATGCCGACCAGGATAAACAAGGTTGGTGGGCAGGGGAGTTTATCCAGGCGGTGGGCTGTCGTGACTGGACTTTGGCCCGCGGCAAACAAACGCCCGATACCCTTAACCGTGCTAAGCGTTATACGCGCCAGGCACTGCAGTGGCTGCTCGATGAAAAAACAGCCGTTCATATCGATGTAACAACCTTTTTTGAGAATGAGCGCTTAATTCGTATTATCAATATTACGTTACCCGACAACAGCAAACAGCAGGTTACTCTATGAATCCGACTCCTAGTCTCGCTTCACTCCTTTACCGTGCTAAAAGCACCATCACTAATAAGCTGGGTGTCAGCAATCCGGCCATTGATGCCATTGCTGCTTCCATCGCCGGGGTGAGTTACGGCCAGTATGCTTACCAGGACTACCTGTTTCAGCAGCTTAATCCGGAAACCGCCGATGAAGAGTGGCTGTACCTCTGGGCCAACCGCTTTAAGGTGGAGCGCTTAACCTTTGTGTTTGCGGCCGGTACGGTGAATTTTCAGTTAACCCAGGGCGTGGTGAACATCCCTAAAGGCACGCTGCTGAAAACGGCGGACAACAAAGAGTATCAGGTGACGACTGCAACTAACTCTGACCAGCCGGTGCCGGTGATTTCCCTGGAAACCAGTGTGGCCGGCAACCTGCCAGCCGGCGTTAATCTTTACCTGGTTACCGCTGTTACGGGGTTAAATCCGGATAATATCAGCAGTAATGAAATATCAGGCGGGGCAGATTTAGAAGACGTTGAGCATTGGCGCGAGCGTATTGTTACCGCCTTTAACGATAAGCAGATTGTCGGGCGCCTAGTTGATTATGAGTTCTGGGCCACCTCTGCGCACCCGGATGTAGATTTTGCCTGGGCCCTGGATAATACGCCGATGTTAGGTCATGTCACTGTGTATATCGGCCGGCGTCAAAACAATCCGCTACTATCAGCCGAAATCAAAGCTCAGGTGCAGACTCATATTGATGCCAACAGACTGGCGGGCTGTCATGTGTTTACCAAACAGCCCACCCTTAAACCTGTGCCGGTATCTATATCAGATGTCAGTGATGTAAATACCCGGGCCTCGATTCAAAGCGCACTGCAGGCATTCATCAACAGCCGGTTAGGCAGTCGTGCGGTATTGCGCCCGAATGAACTGTCGCAAGTGATTACCACGGTAACCAGTGAATTCATCCTGGTGCATCCAACATCAGCTATTGAGCTGGAAGAGCATGAACTGCACACATTAGGGGATATCACATGGCTTTAATGGAGCCCGATTATTCTAGCGATGATTTTAAACAGGCGGCTGCCGCGCTACTGCCGCCGGGAGAATACTGGCAGTATTCCCCCGGCGGTACTTTAGACAAACTATTAACCGGCTTAGCCCTTGAGTTTAAAACTACGCACGATGAAACCCAGCAGAATATTTTATATCAGGCAGATAATATCCAAGCCGGTTGGAAGCTGTCCGATTATCAAACACTATTAGACACCCATAAGATTGCCGGCCGCGTTTTTGATAACCACGCCACGCCTAATTATATCTACATTGATGTTGAGCCTAATATGCAGGCCGGTGAATTGATGAAGGAGCTGGAAGATTATCGCCTGCCGCACACCGCCTTTTTATGGACCTTAAAACAGAAGCAATCCCTGCACCTGGGCACTGCCCGTCAAAATGTGAATATTGACCGGCGCGAGGTGACAGCAGACTGCTGGGACTTAGCACAAGCACAGCACTTACATGCGGGAGCCGGCCGTCAGACTGTGCAGATTCACCGCAGAAAAGTGGTGCTGCAGTATTTAGCAGAGCAGCCGGTCATAGACACAGAACGGCAGACGCAATTCATAGCGCACCAGCTGACATTTTCTCTGGTGCAGGGGCGCAGCTGTGTCGTGATTAACAGAACAACCATGAGGGCGATTTAATGTCATTGACCGTTACACAAGCAGGGCTGAACAATGCAGTGCAGGCCAGTGCAAAAGGTATCAGTTTACAAATAACCCATGTTGCATTAGGTACTCGGGGTTACGTACCGCACCGAAATATGACGGCACTGCAGCATGAAATCATCCGAGTGCCGATTGCCGGCGGTGCTAATGTGGCCGGTAATCAGGTTCACCTCACGGCGTTATTTGATAGTGATGTGGAAATCACCGCCTATGAGATTGGTTTTTTCTTAGCAGACGGCACCTTGTTTGCAGTGGACAGTCACCCGAGCGATGTGCTGGTTTACAAACATCAAAGCGCCAAGGTCGTTGAAGCCTTTGATTTGATTTTAGATGCCGTGCCGCCGGGCAGTATCACCGTAAATACAACGGGGGATATAAATCTCTATTACGCCGAATCATTTGCCGTTATGGCCGCTGCACAAATTAATAATATGCGTCGCTCGGTACGTGCCTTTATGCGTACCTGCGACTTTACTCATTTAACAGAGGACTTTTAATTATGTCGTTAGAGCAAGCGATAGGCGAGCTGGTTAAATCCAATGATGCCATGGCGCAGTCGATGGAGAAGAAGGCGGGAGAGATTAACAATGCTTTGTCACAGCAAGAGCTGAAGGTGGCTGACTATTTAGCTGGTGCCCGGCTCGAAGCGCCATTTTATCGACTGACTAAAAATCAGTATGGGAATTTAGCCGACGGTCTTCTTGAACACTACAGCATCAACAATGCTTTCCCGATTACATTTGAAGTTCATCGAACAATTACTTCCGGGGTTAACTGGGCATTACGAGATGCCGAAGAGCAGGAGATTTTGACTGCGATGGGGCTTGGCGGCGGACAAAGCTTCATTCCAAGTATTCCAATTATCAAAATGTCGTGGAGTGGATATACAGGTGTTTTCCCAGGTAATCATACCTTTTATCAGCTCGTGCCAGGCTCTGTGAGCTCAACAACAGCGTGT